AAATTTTCAAACCCCATGTCTGCAGGATCTTTGTCTTGTAAATCTACAAGATATACTTCTTTTCCTTCTTTCATCAAGTTTTCGCAAAAGTTTAATGCTTGTTTTTGCGCATCTTTATCTAATGCTATATATATTTTTCCTACAGCTGATGTAACAAGTTTTTTCATCAAACTAGATTGTATTGTCTTACCCAGTAATGGTATTGCGTTTCGTTTAATTGCTAGAGCATCAAACGGGCCTTCACATAATACAACAGGCACATTCCAGTTTATAAATATTTCAAATGGTATTATGTTACGAGATGTAGATGGGTTTTTATATTTTACAGTGCTGGATTGGTTAAATGTTCTAGCAGTAAAATAATTTAAATTGCCGTTTGCATCGTAAGATGGGATAATAATGTGATTGGCGTATCTTCCTTTTTCACAATATCCCATATTATATTTAACAATATCGTCTTTTGTAATGCCTCTAGATTTGAGATAAGCTAAAGCATGCCTTCCTATAATATCGTGTTGTGTGACATCAAGTAACGATTTAAATTCTTTTGGTAGCTCTACTTTTTCTTCTTGTTTAGGGGCATCTATAGCAAAATATGTTTTAACTATAGATTTAAGTTCTACAAGTTTTTCTCCTGGTACACCAATGAGCTTAAACATTTGGTGTATTTTTTTACCTTTCTTATCGCAAACCCAACAATGCCAACTTTCATAGCTCTTTGATTCTTCATCAAAGTTTATTTCAAGTTTTGGTTTGGTGTGTTTACAAAAAGGACAAGTATAAGCAGCATTGCCCCTAGCAGTAAGCTTTCCAGTACCAAGTACAGAGTTTACTAGTGCAACTAGAGTTTGATTTACCATAGCGGGGAATATATAAAATCCCTACTTGGAATCAAAGTCTTTCCTGTAAAATTTGCCTAAAACGTTATCGTTGAAGTATTCTGAGGGGTTTTCCAATACCCCATGTTTAAACAAATATTTGCACTCGTAATATGTTAGCAGTTTTTTGCTGTAAACCAACTCTAGTATTTCACGTTTAAATTCTTGCTGTTTACCTTCCTTTAACATTTCTAAGATAGGTTTAGCAGAGCCGTAATATGTTTTCCAATCGCTTTCCTTTTGGATTGTTTGGTGGGTTGGCTTACGACCTGCACCTTGGTGTTCGGCTAATTCTTTGCGTGTTAACTTGCGTTTTACGTTGTGATACAATACTTTCTTACCAATGTACGATATCCCGCTGGGTATATGAGTAGTTATGTATATAAACCCGTATATGTTGGGAGGAAAATCGTCTAATTTTTCTATAACTTTATTATTGTATAACCACATTTATCTATCCATGTTTACTAGTATTGTTATGTCTGTTGTTGCTGAGGTAGGGAGCGGTTGGGCAAGTTTGCCTACAGCTAATAGATTTTGATCTTCATCGTATAAACCTACTGTTGATACATATGGCGCAAAATATGAACCAGTTACGTTATCAGTAGGAATACCCCCATTTGGTTGATAAAAATAGCTTCCACTATATGAAAGTATAGAACCACTTACCTCAGCAGACGGATTTAAAGTAGCATTAAACTCGTTTGATCTAATAGTACATTTATATTGTGTTTCGTATATTGTAAGTGAAGATGAGAATGAGCAAGTAACAGCAGATGAAGTTACAAAATTAAGTATATCTGCTGATGATCCGCTTGTTATAATTGCTAATCCTTGATAATAAAATATATTTCCGTATATTGTTGAGCCTGATATTAGATTACCTTCTCCATCGTCTATAATAGTAAAGCTACTTGATTTCCATATAAATGAGTTTGGTTGGATATAATTTCCAAACAAACGAGAAGGTATAGATATTACTCCAATAGTAGAATCGGATGCTGTAGGAAAATATTTGGCAAATGTTAAATCTGTTTGTTTATAGTTGAAATATCTGCCTGTTGAAGATGGTGGTCCTACTAAAACATTTCCTGCTTCATCATTTCCGGGTACTATAAACCCAACATTGGCTGGATCTCCATAACTTGAACTTAAATAATTTGAATAGAATAATTCCTTAATTGAATTATATATTAAGCGCTGGTATTGGGTTGATCCTGATACTTGTCCTGTTTTAGGGTCAATAGTTGGATTAAATAGAGAACTTGTATTAAGGCCCAAAAATCTATCTATAGAAACAGCAGATGCAGTTAATTCAGATGCCCCTTGAAAAGTAAACGACTTGTTTACTTCAAAAGGAGTAATGATTATATCAGACGTTAAAAATTGTTTGTAGGCGCCCATTCATTTTAGAAATCTAGCTTAACGCGGACTAAGGCTTCTGATGTAAAATCTTTAGGTAATGGTCTAGATAGTTTAGCCACTGCTAATAATTCATTAACATCATTATATAAACCCACTGTTGTAATATATGTTTGTGGATTATTTATGAATTGATTGTATAATACCTCACCTGTAGATCCTGAAATAAACGATGGGTTTTCAGAATAATTAAATTCTGAACTTCTTGCTCTTATGAAAATATAATCTGATGTTATTGTTTCTTGAGAGTTAATTTCGAAATTAGCAGAACCGCTTATTGCCTGATATAAAGAGGTCATTGGGGATACATTAGGTACACCGGATCCGGAAGCAGAACCACTATATACAAATCCAATACCACCACTTGATGTTGGGGCGGATAGTGCTTTAGGATTTAATAATATGGTTCCGATATCTGGGAGTAACCATCCGTATGATCCTGAATCTGTTGTGTATCCATTAGCTTGGCGACTAGTATTTGCTGTTCCTGCTGATCCTGAAATTAACTGAAATACTCTGCCTGCTTCTGTAAATGTTACAGCAGAAACATAAGCACTATTATCAGTTAATGTAATCGAGCCAGAAGCAGCTATTGGGCCTTTAATTTGTAATATTAACGAGCCTAAAAGAAGAGCATTTTTGTATCTTGCTCTTTCAAATGATATTGCATAAAATTCAGATGATGTAATTGCACCAAAAGTAAAGTTTGCGTTTTCATCTCCTAATACTAAATCTTGGTATTGTCCAAAAATAGTAGCTGTTGGAGATAAACCATTTATAGCACTATTATATACTAAACTACCACTACCAAGAGCATTACCATAGGCTATATCAAATTGTACAGCAGCATTAGTTAAAGTTGAAGCTGTTTGATAAACACTTAAATAATAATCACCTGAAGAGCCTGCCTCTTGTTGCGACGATGTAAAAAATGTTGTTAATTGTGCTGCTTGGGTTGACCATAAAGTAGCAGATATAGCGTCTGAGCTTACTACAAAATCTGAAGGGTCTAGTCTATTAAAGGCCATATTTTATATTTTAGGATATTTTTGTTACTGTTACTGGGATGGTTATACGGGCTCCACTATCTCTACCTTCTACAGTTAAGGTAGCAGTTAATTGTGTATTTGAACCAAATAATGTATTAATTGTAGTTGCTCTTATGTTAATTGTAGTTCCAACAACAGTTTTAGATACTGAGGTTCCTAAAGTTGTAGTTTGGTTAAGAGCTTGAGCTTGTGGAGTATTAATACCTACACCTTCAAATGTGCTAAATAATCTAACATCGGAAATAGTAGCTGTATAACCGCTAGTTTCAAATGTATTACCACCTAAATAGTTTAGTGTTTCTGGAGTAATGGCAAGTGATGCTCCTTGTTTAATTACAATAGCTGTGTAACCTAAATCAAGAATAGGTAATCTTGCTGTTCCTCTAGGTAAGGTAACTAATTTATATTTCATCATTTGAGTTTCCTGAGGGAAAGCTTCAAGTAAAGGCATGTTTTCAATTGCTTGACCATAATAAGCAGATCCTGAAGGGTTAGTAGGATTATATAATGTATAATCTATTTCATCATCTGCCAAAGCAAATTGTGTTATATTAAAATTTCCTTGTGCTAGTAATTGACGGCCCTTATTTGTTAAAATAGCGTCTACAGTTACTACTGAGTTGTCTAGGTATCCCATTTGTTTATATTGTTTTTATTATAAATATGTATATTTTTAATTTTATGATTGTGCTCTAAGCAAAGATATAATCTTTTCTTTAGTTTCATTTGCTTTTTTCCCTAAAAATTCAGGTATCAATATACCATCACTAGTTTGGCCTGCAGGTTTACTTATGTCTAATATTATGTTTCCTGGATCTGGTATGTATCTTCTTATAAGGAAATAGTCTGTATTAATATCATTAGATATTTGTCTGTTCAATGTAAGAGTTAAAGCATTGTAATTTCCTGCTCCCGATTGAGTTACAGATTGGGATACTTGAGTAATTGTGTATGTTTGTTGCTCAACTCCTTGGAATCTAATTTCGTCTCCTGCTTGGGGTTCAAAATCATATACTATAGGATCAAACCCACTATTATTAATATTTTGTTGTTTTTGTCCCCAAACATCGTTTAATCCAAAAATATTAGCTCCATCTCCTTTTTTAGCAAATAATAGATTAGAATTTGATCCTGTCATCCAAAATCGAGTTACTGGGCCTGTATTAGGAGCGGGGTATTGAGTAACTTGAAAATAACTAGTGGGTGCAAAATTTATAGCTCCATCTATTGCATCATCTGTCGTCCAACCATATATACTATATTCTACACGATATAATGAAGAAGTAGTAGCAGCATTGTCTGTATAACTTAAAGTAACATTATTGGGTCCTTTTTGATTTTCACCCCTTGATTTAAATGATTTTCCCCACACTTCTTGACGTTTAATCTCATTATTTTTTATTATTTTAAAATAAATTTGTATATTATCATTATTTCTTGAATTACTTGTTAAATCAAAATCAATATCTATAGAGGCTTTTACATCTAATATATACCCTGATCCAGATAATTGTGCTAATGATCCTGTAGGATTATATATTGAGCCGGTAGATGGATTAACAAGTCCTGAAGAAGTAACAAAACTAGCAGAAGCTCCTAATTGAATTGGAGGGTTCCATTTAATACTTCCAGTAACATTGCCTGAATTGCCAATGGATTGACTAGTAAATAAATTTAATCCATCATTCGCGAATGCTAATAATCTATAATCATTAGCAGATCCACCTGGATCATTAGGAGTATCACCTTGTATAAAATTTATAGAACCGGTATAACCAAACTCTATAACATTACCATTACCATCATAGCTTGCAGTTTGAGTGTATGCTATTGGTCTAATTCTTTGGCCTGCTCTAAATATAGGTATTGTATAGTTTACTGCGTCTAAATTAACACCAAATGAATCTGGGTTGGATAAAAGCAAAGTGGCGTTAGCTGTAGGATTAATTGGTGAATTTTTATAGGAATTAAGAGTAGGATTATAATATCCTCCAAAAGCAGATTGGATAATAGATAAATTAATATCGTTTTCATCAAATATAGGAGGAATTTCGTTCCCATTTTCATCAATAATATATTTGATACTAACGTTTGTTTTCCCTTCAAAGTTATTACCCCATTCAGGAGAAGTTCCTGCTAGCCAATTAAATCTTACAAAATATGTTTTTAAATTTTGTACATTTGATACTTTATCCGGAGTAAAATCTCCTTTTGACCAAACATTATATTTTTCATTGGAAAGTTGCTGCCCGTTGTATCTTGAACTTGCCCACCAATCTGAAGAGTAATATGAATCCTGTATAACAGCAGGGGAGGCAGAACTAGATAATATTGCTTGTTGGTTTATAGGCAAAATTTGACTATCTGCAAAATCAACATCTAGGTAAAATGAATTGGGTCTGTTTATTACAGCGTTATTCATCAACACATCGTAATCTGAGTTAATGAATGGGGTTGTAATGTATGGTTCTAGGATGGTTTGGGCTCCTATACCTGGTACTGGGGTAGTAGATTGAGTAATTGAAAAATGAACAAATGTAGGAGTAATAGTTTGGGGAGTACCAGTTATAAGATCTCCAAAATATATACCAAAAGTTTGACCTTCTATAGGAGTAAAACTCCCGGAGATGGTCATTGTTTGGGGAGCACTATTAAAATTAGTTAATGTTAAACTACTTATCGCATTAGAAATTGAAAATACACTAGATCCCCCATTTATAACTGCAGCTAATGTTGGATTAACCACCCCGGTAGTACTAAAAATTCTATACGAAGCAGTAAAAGATATAGGGATATTAGGGGTATTACCAAGAGTATATAACCCTGTAGTAATGTTAAAATAATTTTGTTGATCAACAACTGGGGAATCATAACTTCCTATCAATAACAAACCAGAATCGGCTGCTGTAGTATATTGAGGGGGAGAAGATTGGGTTACTATTAGCTTGTAATTTAATATCTGATTATTAGTGCTAGATGTTATATTAGTAGTAACTATCTGATACAGGAAATATGGACCATTCAAAGATGAACTTGGATATTCTGTTATAGCAACTACAGGGTAATCTATAATACCTTTATCAACAGTATTAATTCTAATATTGTCTAATTGGCGCAATGATTGATAATTATCATTACCAAAAGCATCGTAGCGTGCTATTTTTATGTATTTAACTCCTGATCCTATATATGATCCCATTTTATTTATTTTAAAATCCGCTAAATTTAACCTGTTGATTTACATCTCTATAACTTCCAGTATCGTATAATAAATATATTTCCCCATCATTTGGTGAAGTATTTATATTTAAGAAATCACCACCAGGCACTATACTAGTATTGTAATACGACGCTGTATATGCTAATATTGTAGTATTGACGTTTAAAAACGGATTACCTCCATTTAAATCTCCGTTTGTTACTACAAGATTTGAGCCACTTAATTCTCCATTAAAAAATTCTACTTGAGAAGATTGTGTAAATGCAACAGGACCTACTGTAGATGGTGTTGTACCGGACCAAACTTGGGTTACTGTTGAATTATAATTCCCCGGGAGTATTACAGATGATGTTTGCCCATTTAAGTTTGGAAAAACACCAGCATTACTTCCTGTAACTTCATACATTCTAATACCGGCACCTGAAACTACAAGATTTTGGAAAGTAAATGGAGTATCCCAAGCTATATTTCCACTTCCACTTCCATAATATGCTATTGGGGTATTTGGGGTAGCTTGGGGAACAGGGTATTTGTTTCTTTCAAGTAAATGTTGTTTGATTACTATTCCTGAGGCTAGACTTGCTCGAGCAGGAGTCCAATCTTGCAACATTTTAAACAAAGAATTATCTATAAATTTGATAAGTCTTATATAATCGTTTATATCGTAATTATGAGTATATTTTTCAAAATAAGCATTTCGCAAAGCATCTAGTGGAGGGTATGTTTCTGCAGATGAAGATACTAATCTAGGATCACCAATATATTCTCCAATATTGATAAATCCAATTTGTGAACTAATATCATCGTCTATTTCGTTTTGTGGCGAAAATGTTACCTCAACATAGTTTACATCTCTTGTATAACTTTGGCTAATTGCATAATCTTGTTGTATAGATCTAACATTAGATAAAGTTGTATTATCGGGGATATTTGCTAAACTGCTGCTATATGGGAGAGAAAGACTTTGTTGCTTAATTTTATCAGCTACAGGATTTTTTATACCAACAGGAGGTTGATCAAAGAACACAGATTGTGTATTTGATACGAATACTGGAGTAGTGTTAAATGTAAAATCACTTGTGGGACCATTAGAAAAAGATTGAGTAACTGCCCAAGATCCTGTTATTTTAGGGTGTATTGAGGTTGAACCAGTATATAGTTCTCCACCTAAAGATGCTCTAAAAGCAAGTTGATTTGGCCCTTGATTTGTCCCGTTTCCTTCAATGGAATTAGGATTCATTACGTAATCATCAAATACGCTTTCGCTTATACAAGTATTATAATATCTAATTTCTTGGAATGAGCCTGAAAATATATTATAACCTGTTCTGCTACTAGTGCCAAAAAATGATATAGTAGCATTATTCCATATTAATTGAGAAGCAGCATTAAAAGTACAACTAGAAGATGCTTGAAATCCTATTTGATTACCATCGTATCCGTTATATATAGAATTTTTAACATATATATCAGCATTATCAACAGCTGGTTCACCTTGACATAGCAATACTGACCACCAACCTCCATCAAAAAATGGCAAATATACACTAGCAGAGGTTGCAGGGGATGCTAATCTAGGTATAAAATCTAATCTAGCGTATTGATAATAAGGACTTATAGGATCAGCACTACTAGATATAAGAGAAGAAGTAGCATACCCAGATCCAGTATATGTTAAAACAATAGCAGCTTGACCACTAGGCCCTGAAATTGACCATAAACTTTGAGAATATGGAATATTGGATGTAGGCAAACCATTGGTTTTAAACCTAAATGCTATAGATCCTGGGGTATCATTCTCAGAGTTCCAATCTGGTTCTAATGGCCAATCTGTAGTTATATAATTATTTCCATTTTGCTTATATGCATAGTTATATTGATCATACCAGTAATCCCAATCGTTTGAATTGTCTTTATCTTTACCTCCATATTCGTTTATTCTTAGAATAGTGTCGGGGATACCATATAGTGTTATGATTGCTCTTAAACCCTCTACAGTACCTTTTTTCTTTAAAAGATAAGGCAAATTGTGATATATTCTTTTGTATATTGATTTATTTATATCATCAACGGGTTGTAAAGAACCAGTAGCCGAAGCGGTAACATATGTTGTAATATATTCAAATCCTGTTGGGGCAGGTAAAGAAGGTGTTGTATAAGGTAAATTATATAAACTGCCTGAAGGGGTAATACCAATTAAAGCAGCATATAAATCGTCTGTTGAGAAATTATTTTGATATATTTTAACGCCTAAATCGCGCAATATATCTGCTACTAAATCCTTAGATACACCATAGTTTAATCGGTTATCTGCATTGTATTTCTCGGTAACTCCTTGTAAATAGGAAAATACATTATCGAAATGTTGACCTATCATTTCAACAAACAACTCGTATTGTGCGTTACTTGGATCGTCCCTTAGATAAGAAGGAATAGCATTTACTAAAGCATTATTGTTTTCGCTATCGTATAGTTCTGCTACAGCCGATTGAGATATAAACCAAGTATACCCTACCCCAGGATTAGCTGTAGAAGCATTTGTGTATGGGGGTGTACTATTTGTTTTAGGCCAAGCTGTTGACCCTGATTCATAGTATAGATAATATTCGTAACCATCAAAATTGGTTATAATTTCATTTATTTTTGCTTGGTATATTACATTACTAGAAGAAACATAGTAGTTTGTAGCAGTATTAACTGATAAACTAGCACTATAAGTATATTGCTCTATTAAGGCTAGCTTATAGTAAAAATTTTCTAAACGAGTTTGAGCAGAAGAGAAATGAATAAAATTATCGTAGCTAGAATAGTCTATATTTAGTTCAACATTACTTTCTGCTAATAAACTATTTAATTGGTATCTTAAACTTCCTGATCCTGTAGCGGATGTTGTAGCTGTTAGAGAAGAAAGACTAGCATATTGTGTAGAATTATTAATTTGATCTGATATGGATAAATTATAATTTGGTCCTTTTAAAGGAATATTATCATCTTCAATATTGAATACAGGAGTAATACTGATATTGTAAGCTACAGATTCTGCTATTTGTTCAACTACCCAACATTCACTCTTTATATCAAATTGTGGAGGAAGTGCTTCGTATAGTTTTATTAGAACTGTAGGATCATCAGGATTAGAATTATCTAATAATACATTATTTGCTATTACTAACTGATTGTTTCCAAAATCTAAATAAAAGTCTAGATAGCCACCTTGTGTGTTTTGAATATCTTGAGAAAATATAATTGCGCTAGCAGATACTTCAACATTAGGTATAGCTGTGGTATTAAGTCTTACTTCAGTTCTATCCGCACTGATCTGGTCAATATAGTATCTATTTAATGCGGTTGATGCTAGGCGATGTCTTAAAAAATTATACGCTGTATTATATTGTCCTTCTGTAAAACCAAAAGCTCTCAAATCAGCTTCCGGGTCTATAGTAACTTGATTATCTAAAAGAGTAAAATTAGGGTAACCAGTAACATTTTCTACTAAAATATTTCTATTTAAATCGTATATAAAATATTCTAAATAATCTGTTTCTGGGTTAAATCGAGTTGGAATATTGTTTGATGTAATCAAAGAAGTATCCTCAGGAGAGTATGTTTGCAACTCAAATGTAATAGGATCAATATTTTGTATGTTAACTATTTCTGTCATTGTATGTTAGTTGTATTTCGAGATATTTGAAATAGTTGCTGTTGAAGATCTAAATTTTCTTGTCTTACTTGAGTTATTTCTTCAAGTAAAGCATTTATTGTGTCGTCTGTTCTGATTTCTCCAACATATTCTCCACTGGTCTTTATTAGATATTCGTGTGAGTTTGTTTGGCCAAATTTTGGAATTTCAAAAAATAAATTTTGATATTGAGCAAAAAATTCATTTATTTGAGAAGGTACACTGATAGATGCTGTAACAGGGGCAGAGATCAACTGAGTAAATTGCGTATCAATTACTTTAGTGTATTGATTTTTATTGTATACTACTTTACTTAAATCTATAATTTCTTTTGCCATTATGGGTTAACAATTTTAAAGCTATAATTATCATCAAATACTATTGTTGATCCTTGAATTGTAGTTTGAATTAAAATAGTATAATACCTTTCAGGTTCTAATCCGTTCATATATAATTTAAAATAGCTTCCTGATACATCACAACTTAATTTAGTATATGTTGTGTCGAAATCTATAACCATTTCGTTAGTATCCAAGTCTTTTATAGCATAATATGATTCTGCTGGTAAAGCATAGTTAGTCATATAAATAGAAGATGTTTGCCATACCTTTGGAGGATATGTTGGTCTTGCATTTACACGAAAAATATTAACACTTTGATCATAAAACACCCCAGGATTTTGGGCTAATAAAATAGTAGCAGGATTAGTAGTTAACACTGTTAAACTACCTGTATTATATACTGAATCATCCCATTTAAATTCTAAGCAGGGAGGATATATAGTATGGGTATCTCTAGAAAAATATTTTAAAGTTACTTGTTCATTAATACTGTTTACAAATTCTTGAGATTCTGTTTGTCTAACTATAAATCCATAATTTGCCCAAGCGCTTCCCGTCCATTTTTCTACTATAGATTTAACATTAAAACTTAAGTCTAAGTCTGAATAATATGAGAATATTTTTGTGGCTTGAGAACCAGTCCACCATACCCCACCTCCTGCAGAATTAGGATTAGTAGTTAAATTATATGAACCAGTTTGTCCTGCAGAAAACCCTGTAGTAGTCCAAGCATTGCTTCCTGAGTAGGATCTCCAAACCCACGATACACCATTTTGAGTTTCAGGATTATTTAAGTAACGTCCTGTACCCATATTCCATGGCTGAGCAACAGCGTTAGCTGCTACTGCTGTGGTACCAGATAACCCAGTATCATCGGCTACAAAAAGCTTAAGATTAGCTGTCCAACTTGCTGTTCCTATTAAAGAAGCACTTACATATGTAATTTCATCAGAATCGAATTGAACTAAAAAACGAGAAGCTTGAGGATATTCTCCGTTTGTTTCTGTAACTCCTGTTTTGAAATTAGTAGATGCTTCTAAAATTTCGTCTATTCCTGTGTTCATAGCAGGATAAGCCGAATATAATGTAGCGTCTTGAGAAGGGAATATTTTATATACTGCCATTTTGTATTATTATAAAGGTACTACTCTGCCTTGAATATCTGTATTTGGATATTTTACTTCAAATATCATAGGGTCAAGTGAAGGATATACTACATTGCCGCTTGTTGCTCCTGTAGTATCGTATGAGTATTGACTATATCCTAAACTTGTGCCTACTTTATTTGTTATTGCTATGTTTTTAACTGTTTGTACTCCTTCAATTCTATCTAATAAGATATAAATATCTCTAAGGATTATAGGTTGATTGATTTGCCATTTATCTATTGCAAAATAATCTTGTAATG